ATAGATGAATCTGTATCATCAATTAAACCTGTAAGTTTAGAATGTCTAAACGAACTATTAAATTCTAGTAAGTCATTTGAATTATAATTAGAAATTGTTGTTGCAATTAAAGAAGCCAATTCATCTTTAGTTGATGTAGTTGATGTTGAATCATAATTAAATGTAACATTTAAAATTAAAAAAGTTGTTTCTGGGTCTACAACCACTGGTGTAATTGAAGCAACTTTGAATGGAGCAAATGCTGTAACTAAGTTACTTTTTTGTACAGTTGTTAAATTTTCACCTGTTGTAGATTTAATTGAAATAAAAACTTTACCATATTCTGGGTTAGATGATACACCTGTACTTGTATCATAACTACCATCTTCTCCACCCCAAACTGAAACTGCTTGAGTGTTTGCAAATAATTTTTTAGTATAAGTTTTGTAATCATCTACTGTTACACATCTACCTTGAGCTGCATAATCTAATGGTGCATTTAATTTTATTGATTGTAAAGTTTCTGCATCAGAACCACCTACTGCATTTGCAACTGTAGTGACTGTAATACTTGTGACACTATCAATACTTGAAGGCGAACTAAAAGTTGATGCTCCATTTGTTTCAGATTTATTTGTAATTACATATTGTAATATGACAATGTTGCCATCTGATAATGCTTTACTAACTGTACCATCTCCAAAGTAAATTTCAAATAAACCACTATCAGTTTCTTGTATATAATAAACTGTGCTTGATGATGTTAGTTGAGTTATGTCTGTTGCTTTAGTATAAGTTGTAGTTGTTGTATCAGATGCTGATGTTTGTACCTTAACTGTTAAAGTAGAGGTATCACTATTAGCATCTCTTAATAAAAACTTTTGGTCAACATCAGAAGTATCTACTGTATATTTTGTTGTGATATAACTACCTTCATAAATTTTTATACTATCAAAAGGAACAGAGCTACCTGTGTTACTTGCAGTCACATCTGCAATCGTAACAAATTGATAATCAGTTCCGTCAACACTTGTAGTAAATGCAGTTCCTGCTGGCATTGTTTTAGTACTTGCAGTTGTAGATAAACTTACATTAACTGTTGCATAAGGTGCTCTTACAGATGATACTTCATATCCTAATGTTTTTGCATGAGATACTATACTTGAACGAAGTGATGCACTATCTAAAAACATTTCATTTGCCAACATGTTAGCATTGAATCCTAAGTAGTGAGTATTGTATGCAAGAGTATCTAATAGAATATTAATACCAGAACCTTCAAAGTCATAGTCTTTAAATTCTGTTTGTGCTTTTAAATATGTTTTTAGATTTGATTTTATCGCATCAAAATCTAATTCGGTCACTCTTAATCTTTTATCGTTTGTTGCCATTATCTTAATCTCTCTAATATGACTGATAGGTCTACTAGTTCTGTGGGTGCGTTAACTACATAAAATTCTATTGATACATTATAAATGTTTCTATCCATATCTGGTATTGCTCTAACTGACACTAATCTTACTCTTGGTTCAAAATTATTAATAACATCTTCTATCTTTCTAGTTAATACTACAGCAGTAATAGGTGTCATATGTTCAAATAACATTTCACGAACACCACCAGATATCTCTGGGTGAAATGGTTTTTCAAAAGCATTTAGATTAATTAGATTTCTTAATGACCTCTTTACTGCTTGAATATCAGTTATTTTATTGACATCTTTACCCACATTTCTTTGACCAAAAAACAAGTCTAAGTCTGAATATTGTTTAACATTACGACTTATATCATTTTGAGCTTGAGCATCTTTGTATGCGGACATTAGTAATCTCTAGTTATTTAATTATTATTTATAAGAGATTCTATTAAGTTAGTCTTCTTTTTTTAAATCTTCTATCATATCTAATATACTCTTTATCATCTTCTTTCCAATTCCAATCACCCATACTTCGTGCATTTAGAAAAGCTTCTTTTTCAGAAATACCATTTTTAATATCCTCATCATAGGTATCACTTTGAAAGTATCTTAATGTTTTAGATTTTGATAGATATTCAGTTTTATAACTTTCACCAGACCCAGATGAGATTCCATTTACTTTTTCTTCCATACTATAAACATCATCATCATCAAAGACTTGTATTGGTAGTGGTACTCCTCTATATGTTTTATCTTCATAGAAGCCTGGTATAATTGTTCTATTTCTTTTATATTCAGCAAGTTTATTTTCTCTATATTTTTTTTCTGCTTCTTCCGTGCTACCATCAGATGATATTTCAATGTTAGTACCACCACCAGTTTCACTTACCTTTATTAATTCTTTAGTTAATGTACTTGTACTGGTCTTAGGACTTGTTGATACAGTTTTAGTTTCGGCAACAGTTTTTGTAACCTTTGTTAACCCTACACCAGCTTCTTCTGTAATTACTTCTCTCTCTGTAGTTACTAGTTTTGTTGTATCTGTAGAAACTTTACTTATTGTTTCTGTTACAGATTCTACAGAAGGTAAACTAACATTAGCTGGTAATTCAATAGGAAGTGTTTCACCATCTGGTATTTGTAAATTTGGAAGTAAGTCACTAATTAAATCTTTTCCGCCTGTTTGTATTTGTGTGGCAAGAGAATTAATATCTAATCCTTTGTCTTTCATTGCAGTTCCAAATTGTGCAGTTATGTTTGCTGTTTGTGCAGTAAACTGTTCAAGTCCTTGTGGTGTTGTAACATCAAAATTAACAAGTGTAGCAAATTCTCCTTGCATGTTTACATTAGGAACAGTAGGTAATTCTGGTATCATATTTGATAGTGATGATTCTAAATCTGCAACCTTTGATTGTAATGAATTTAATAATGCTGTAGCATCATCTCCATGTGAGGCAACCAGTTGGTCTTTAAGTGCAAGAGCATCTGTAAGAGTTTTATTTAATAACTCATTTGCTCCCTCTAAATCTGCTGTTGTAAAATCTGCCATTGTTCTCTCCTATGCAACAGGTGCGTTAGTATTTGTTTGTGTATCTCCAGCACTGTCAGCACCTTGTGAATGTACATGACCAGTAAGTTCGATTGCTGTACCAGAACCATTGTTTGCTGTAACTGTACTTCCATTACCAACAAACAATAATGTACCGACAGCTTCTGATTTAATATCTAGAGTTGTTGCTGCCTTAACTGTCATGGTTGTACCAGAAGCTATAGATGTACTTGCAACACTAAACAAAGAAATATTATTAGATGAAATGAAACCAATATCTTTTGATGATACTAAAGTATAACTATCAGCTGTAGTAATGTCTAAAGTTCCCCCAATCGTTCTTGTTTCTTTTCCGCCTATTGTAATATCAAAATCTTTTGCCGTTCCTTTTTCTGTTGTACCAACTGCACCTGCAACAGAGTTTGCAATATTATATGCGTGATTACCTTTTATTTCTTCTTCTAAATTACCACCCGTTTCTCCAGCACCAATCTTAACTTGTTCAGACTTACCAATCTTTCTAGTAAAGTCGCCACCGACTTCTAATATATAATCACCTTCTATGAGTTCTCTCTTTGTACCACTACAAGTTAAATTAATATTACCTCGTACATAAACATTAGAACCACCAGCAATTAATTCATAGTTGTCACCAACAACCTTAACTGTCTTTGTACCATCAGCAATTATTTCTTCATAAGTTCCAGCAGTATGTTGTGTGAATAATCTTTCACCCTCTGGTGTGTCATCTATTTCTTTAATGTGACCTGATTCTGATTCATATACATGATTGAAAGGATAGATACCTGTTGTTGTTGTCCCTCTTGATTTAGGTTCATCAAAACTTCCAGCAGTTTCTTTTTTACTTACTGTTGATACTGTTGATACATGTGGTTTAGTTGCTGTAGGTATATCTTTAAATTCTGTTTCACGCCTATTGATAAGTGCTCTATGAGTTTCAGCATCATCACCTCTTGCAAGTCTTGATACATCTGATTCATTTAATCCATGACCAGAGTGGTCAATTGCTTGCGATGGGTAATCACCATTTGGGTCATTGAATCCCCTTTCAATATCTGCATGTTCTTGTGGATAACCAGGTAGAGAACCTATAATTAAAGGTTGTTGTTTTTCGTTTGCATCACGAAAGAATCCAACAACCCATGTTCCCTCTACTAGAAAAGATGGTGTGTTTCCTAGTCCTTGCATAGATGGGTCGGTAGTAGGCAACATGACATGCGCCCACGGCAAATCTTCCGATGGGATATCGTTTAAATTTTCTGTGTGGTATCCTAAACAACGAACTTGTACTCTACCAAGTTTTGCAGGGTCATTACGATTTTCTACAACACCAGTAAACCA